AATTATACAAGACAATATATGGTTGTAGCTGACGTAGCTAGAGGTGACTCTAAAGACTATTCAGCATTTCATATTATAGATATTGAAAATTGTACACAAGTAGCTGAATTTAAAGACCAAGTTCCAACTAAAGATTTTGGGAGAATATTATTTAATGTAGCTACTGAATACAATAAGGCATTACTTGTAATTGAAAACGCAAACATTGGTTGGGCTGCTATACAAGAAGTAATTGATATGGGTTATGAAAACTTATATTATAGCCCTAAAGATGAAAAATTTACTCGTGATGCTGAAGCATATATTGCTAAAGGATATGACTTAGTAGATAAATCTAAAATGGTACCTGGTTTTACTATGTCACTTAGAACAAGACCATTAACTATTGCTAAATTAGATGCTTATATTAAAGAACAAAGCATACAGATTTATTCAAGACGTACATTAGATGAATTAAGAACTTTTGTTTGGAAAAATGGCAGAGCAGAGGCTCAAACTGGATATAATGATGATTTAATTATGTCTATAGCTACTGCGTGTTATGTACGAGATACTGCATTAAAGTTTGCCCAACATGGAGTTGATTTAACTAGAGCAATGCTTGAAAACACTACTAAAGCAACTTATAATCCATTTTTTACTTCTACTCAAATAAATAATCCTAAGGATGCTTATAAAATGAAAGTAAATGGAAAAGATGAAGATTTGTCTTGGCTTTTAGGTTAAATATTTATACACACATAATAAACCATTAATATGGCAGATACTAGCTTATTTACAAGATTAAGACGATTATTTTCTAACGATGTTATTATAAGAAACGTTGGTGGAAAACAATTAAAAGTGATGGATGTAGACCGTATCCAAAAATACGGTAACTTAGAATCTAACTCACTATATGATAGATTTACAAGATTACATAGACCTGTAGGATCTTCGTTACAATATAACCCAACTCTTAATTATTCGTCTATGCGACTTCAGTTGTATAGCGATTATGAGGCGATGGATTACGATTCATTAATTGCTCCTGCGCTTGATATTATTTCGGAAGAGGCAACACTTAAAAATGAATATGGAGATGTATTAACTATTAAATCATCTAACGAAAATGTTAAACGTGTGCTTCATAATTTATTTTATGATGTATTAAATGTAGAATTTAATTTGCCTTCTTGGGTTCGCCAAATGTGTAAATATGGTGATTTTTATTTACATCTTCAAATCTCTGAAAAATTTGGAATATATAATGTATTACCCCTTTCTGTATACCAAGTAGTAAGAGAAGAAGGAACTGATCCCGAAAACCCAAATTATGTACAGTTTATATTAGATCCTAATGGTTTATCTCAATCTAACACTTACAGTGCTAGAAGAAGTGATCAAATGAAGCTTGAAAATTATGAGGTTGCTCATTTTAGATTACTTTCAGATGCTGCATATCTTCCTTATGGTAGATCTTATCTTGAACCCGCTCGTAAGGTATTTAAACAACTTATATTAATGGAAGATGCAATGCTTATTCATAGAATAATGCGTGCACCTGAAAAAAGAATTTTCTATATGAATGTAGGAGGTATACCACCTAATGAAATAGATTCATTTATGGAAAAAACTGTTGCTAAAATGAAAAAAACTCCATATGTTGATCAACAAACAGGAGATTATAATTTGAAATTTAATATTCAAAATATGACTGAGGATTTTTATATCCCAGTTAGAGGTAACGATTCATCCACTAAAATAGAAACAACTAAAGGTTTAGATTATGATGGTACAACTGATATTGAATATCTAAAGAATCGAATGTTAGCAGCCCTAAAAATACCTAAAGCATTCTTAGGATATGATGAAAACCTTGAGGGTAAATCGACATTAGCAGCAATGGATATTCGTTTTGCTCGCACAATTGAGCGTCTACAAAGAACTATAGTTTCTGAGTTACATAAAATAGCCTTAGTACACTTATATACTCAGGGCTTTACAGAAGCTGATTTAGTAGATTTTGAATTAGAGTTAACAGGCCCATCTATTGTATTTGAACAAGAAAAAACCCAATTATATACTGATAAAGTATCATTGGCTAATTCAATTACTGATAAAAAAATATTATCTTCGGATTTTATTTATAAAAATATATTTAATCTTTCAGACCAGGAAATTGAACACGAACGTAATAGAGCTTTAGATGATGCTAGCCATATTTTTAGGTTAAACCAAATTGAAAATGAAGGTAATGATCCTATTGAATCAGGTGAATCATATGGTACGCCCCATGATTTAGCTTCTTTATATTCTACTAAAAGAGATAAAACTATAAAAGATGTTCCTGATGGTTATGATGAAGAAAAACCGGGTAGACCCGCTATAAAGCTTAGTAGATATGATACTGATCAAGCTAATATGGGTAGAGATCCTTTAGGAAAAGCAGGATTAACGGCCGATGATAGCCCTAAAAGAACAAACGATGTATCTACTTTTGCACTAGAAGAAAATAATCGAATTTTAAAAAAACTATCCTTAAATAGATTAAGAGGAAAAGAATTAATCAATGAAGATACTACTCCTTCTATATTAGATGAAAAAAATATTATAGATGAGTAATCTTCAGATTTCCCCATATATTTATATAGGAATAAAAATACTTTATGCATGAAACCTAAGCACTCCAAGTACAAAAATACTGGGATATTATTTGAATTGCTTACTAGGCAAATTACTTCTGAAACAATATCTAATAATAATCCTAAAGCTGTAGGTATTTTAAAGAAATTTTTTGGAAATAATTCTACTTTATTAAAAGAATATCAAATTTATCATGCTTTATTAAATAAAAAATTTAATAAAGAAGCAAACGCAACAGTATTATTAGAAACTCTAATTAATGCCCATGATAAACTAAATAAATCAGTATTAAGAAGAGAAAGATATAATTTAGTTAAAGAAATTAAGGATACTTATAATATTGAAGATTTTTTCAAAGCTAAAATTCCTAACTATAAAGTATATGCTAGTGTTTTTAATTTATTAGAATACAAAAACGCAAATCCATTACACATTGTAGATTCTAAAGTTATAATATTAGAACATATTACTGGTAAGGGCCTTCCAAATAAACCTAAAAAAGATATGGTTATGGAAGAGTATGAAAAGTTTGATAAAGAAACTAGAGCTCTTACCTATAAAATGTTAATGGAAAAATTTAATGAAAAATATTCTGGTTTAGATACTAACCAAAAAACTTTATTAAAAGAATATGTTTATAACATATCTAATAGCCCTAAATTAAAGCGTTTTATTAATGAAGAAATTAATAAAGTGAAAATAGAAATTAAAGAGTTATCTAAAAATACTAATAAAGTTACTCAAATTAAGCTAAATGAGGTAGTAGGTTTAATAAAACCTCTTTGTAAGAAATCATCTGTTCATGATGATAATGTAATTAACCTTTTAAATTATTATGAATTGGTTAATGAATTAAAATCATTATAATGAAAATAGATGAACTTAGGAATATTATCCGTGAACTCATTAAAACAGAGTTAGAAGAAGCTAGCGCATTAGGAACTGGTGCTTCTTTTAGTCCGGGTTCTTCTGAAGCGTATAGTACTCCTTTTGCATTTAAGAAAAAAAGAAAACGTAAAAATTAATAGTTATGCCAAAAAAAATTAGTGCCTTTGACTTTGCAAAAAGAAATAATAAAGTAAATAGACCAGGTATTCATGCTAAAACAAAGCATAGTAACCATAAAAGCTCTAAAAATTATAGAAAACTAAATAGAGGACAAGGAAGATGAAACAATTACTTATAGAACATATGCCATTTCAGGTGGATAAATTATTAGTTGAACAATCTATCAGAGAAAATAAACCCCTAAGAGTAGGAGGTATTATACAAAGAGCTGGTGTAAAAAACCATAATGGCAGAATCTATGAGCAAGAAATTTTAGAAAGGGAAATTAAAAAATATATTGATGGGCCCGTTAAAGAGAAAAGAGCATTAGGGGAATTAGATCACCCTGAATCTTCTGTTATCAATTTAAATAATGTATCCCATAATATAGTAGAAGTTACTATGAAAGGAAATGATGTGCATGGTGTAGTTGAAATACTAACCACACCCGCAGGAAATATCCTTAAAGAGTTATTCCGTTGTGGTGTTACCGTTGGAATATCTTCTAGAGGTATGGGTTCAGTACAAGAAAATTCAGACGGAATATTAATGGTACAAGAGGATTTTGATCTTTTATGTTTTGATTTTGTATCTACCCCCTCTACACCAGGTGCTTATATGACTCCTATGAATGAAGGAGTAAATACCCCCACCACAGATTATACTAAAGTTAATAATGTTATTAGAGATATAATTTGTGACAATACAGGGATGTGTAAGTGTTAATTCTTATTACGGAATCCCTTAATAAAGTTATAAATAAACACTATTGTCATAACGGGCCATCCGCATATTAAACAGATGCGTTCTCCTTTAGTAACTTCGTATCCAGTAAGTCTAATTACTGATTCAAGTAAACATCCTGCTACTACACCTATTAATAAGTATTTTGCTAATAAAACCATAATTTAGAATTTTTTTATAAGATACGAAAAAATTTTTGGTTTTCTCTCTATCTCAT